GCTTCCAGTTGGTAGTGTGATACAGACAGTAACCACAGTTGCAAGTAATTCTTTTTCTACTTCATCTGGCACATATGCAGATATTATATCTAAAGCAATAACACCATCATCAACTAGTAGTAAAATATTAATAATGGCAGTTATTCATGGTTCTGCTCAAGTATCTAATTTAACTCTTAGGCTAGCCATACATCGAAATGATACTGCTTTAACTGGTCAATTTAATAACTATGCTTCTTCAGCAGGATTTATAGCACAAGCAATACCTTGTATAGAACTAGATAGTCCTGCAACGACAAGTGAAATTACTTATAAAATTAAAGGTAAGGTTGGAGCAGGGTCAGGAACAGTGTCATCAGGTGCAGTTTGTACACTTACATTGCAGGAGATCAAAGGGTAATGGTCAAAGCATCTGAAGTCAAAGCACAGATAGACACACATGAAGCAGTATGTGCTGAGAGGTGGAAAGAGACTATCATTCGCATCAAGAGAATAGAAACTATTATGATTGGTACAGCAGGCACAATGATACTAATGATGGCAGGCTTACTACTGAGGTAAATATGGTAGTTGCAGAAATTCTAACTGGTATTGCTCTAGTACAAAAATCAGTAGAGTTTATTAAAAGCAATATCAATACAGTACAAGACATATCAGGCATAGCAAAACAGATAGATGGGTTCTTTCTTGGTGAAGAACAGATGAATAAGAACCAGGGTAAAGGCATGTCTATTGCTGAACAGTTTGGTTCAGTAGAAAAGTCAGCAGACGATTTCATTAATAGAAAACTCCTAGAAGAAAAGCGTGAAGAATTAAAGTTCATAATTAACATGAGGTTTGGACCCACAACCTGGGATCAGATTATTGCTGAAAGATCTAGTCGTATTAATGAAGCTAAAGAAGCACAACGTCAGCAAAGAATTCAAGCTAGAAAAAAACAAGACGAAATTATGGAGACATTAAAATGGGTAGCTTACACCTTTATTGCTGTTGGTGTTTTAATGATGTTGTTGCTTATAGGAATAAGAGCGTTTGCATACGAATACAAAAGTAAAGATTACACAAGACAACAAAAAATATGGCAAGGGAAAGTACAAGAAAAGAAATACACAACTTGTAGATTGAAGAAAAGAGTTAAGTCTCAAGTTACTGGACAGCAAGCTTGTATATATCAAGGTGGCAATAAAACATACGAGATGATGATAGAAAGAAACTGCCCTAAACAATATAAATGTATTTACAATCCTAATGGTGAAGAACCGGATATTGATAAAGTAATGGAGAGTCTAAGGAGTATAGCCAAATGACAGATAAGAAATTAATAAACTTAGATTTAAATAACAATTCTTTTGAACTGTCGCTGAGAATATTAGGCAACGAGTTTGTAGCAATTAAAATCGGATCAACAAATTTTAGTGGAAAACTTATAGCTGGAGGAATCTTGTTATTATTTTTTACTTTAATTTTGCTTGAGGGTTTTGGTTTAAATGAAATATTAAAAGGAGTTTAGAATGTTACAATTTTTAGGACCGATTGCTAACCTGGCTTCAAGCTGGATGGACAGCAAGGTTGAGAAAGTAAAAGCAGATGGGCAAGTTAAAGTAGCTCAAGCTAAAGCTAAAGCTGTCGTTGCTGAGAAGGTTGCTTCCGGAGAAGTTGCCTGGGAAAAGTCTATGGCTGATGCTACCGATGGATCTTGGAAAGACGAGTTCGCCCTGGTTGTATTACTTCTGCCAGCAATACTAGTCTTCATCCCTAGCCTAACCGAGTATGTCAGGACCGGCTTTGAAGTATTAAACACCCTACCCGATTGGTATCAGTACCTATTATTTATAGCTGTGAGTAGCTCGTTTGGAATTAAAGGTGTTGGTCAGGCAATGAAACTTATGGGTAAAAAATAATGATTTGGTTTTGGTTAAACGTCTCAAAATTTTTTAACAAGATTGGCAATTATTTTTATTACAAGCATGTCGAAGAAGTAAGAAGGAGAAGAAGAAAATGATGAAGTTTTACATGGGCTTATACGAGTTCTTTAATTCTATAGCTAATTATTTTTGGCATAAACATATCAATGAGATTAGAAAAAAGGATAAAGCATAATGGCTAGACCTATAACTAGATTTGCTCACAATCAATGTGTTGAATGTGGTGCTGATATTGGCAAAGTAATTTACATTAGACCATTCGCAAAGATGTGTAATGATTGTAAAACTAATGCCTGGTCAGGTAACGCAGAAGTAAAAAAAGTTCTTCACGAATTAAGACAACGCAATAGCAAGATGACTCCTAAAGAATTAGGAGAAGATGAAAAGTTTGAAGATGATCCCAGGGCTGAAAAAGAAATACAATATGGGAGAGTGACGAAGAGGGAAACAACTTTTGGTAACAACGCAACATTAATAGAAAGGAACTTCCATGTCTAAACCTGGATTATATGCTAACATCAATGCCCGAAAGAAAAAGGGTATATCTCGTAGCAAAAAGAACTCAACGATCAGCGACAAGGCATACGCAAACATGAAGGCTGGATTCAAAAAGAAAAAGAAGAAAGCCTAATGAACCTATCTAAAAACTTTAGTGTCGATGAGTTAATTAAAAGTCAGACAGCAGAACGTAAAGGGATTGATAATTCACCTAATGCAGATGCTTTGTATAACCTTAGACTATTAGCTGAAAATATTTTACAGCCAATTAGAGATCACTTTGGTCCCTTCATTGTATCAAGTGGATATAGGTCAACAGCTTTATGCGAAGCAATAGGATCTAAACCAACAAGCCAACATGCCCTTGGACAAGCCGGAGACTTCGAGGTTCCTGGAATAGATAACTATGATTTGTGTAAATGGATAGAAATTAACCTGGAGTTTGATCAGCTAATATTAGAATGTTATAAGCCTGGGTATCCGAATAGTGGATGGGTTCATTGCTCTACAGATGAAAGCCCCCGGAAAGAACTACTAACGTATGATCGGACCAGGGGCTATCGAAGTGGATTAATTAGGGATTAGTTCTATAGCTCTGTAACTACAGCCCCCATTGTTCTTAAATCGTTTTATATGCCCCTTCTCATCTAGTTTGTTTATTAGATTAAAGACTGAGTTGGTTGATTTAAAACCAGCACCTATACATATCTCTTTATAGGTAGGCATATACTCATGTTCAGCGTGGTAAGCTTCTAAAAATTTTAGGACCTTGTGCTGTTTAGGTGTTAGTGGCATCTTCTGCATCGAACAATCTCCCTTCATCCATTTCTATTTCTTCTATTAAACCGAAGTCAGCTTCCCTTAGTTGCTCTAACATCTCCATGTTATTAGTTTTAAGTTCAGCATATTTTTTTTGCTTAGTTTGGAAATCCCACATTTTAGATCGGTCAATTAAATCCATGTAATGTTTGTACTCTAAAACAAAATCATTTTTATTACCTACTTTCAAAGGTGGTTTACCTGGAATAGTTAATACCCATTCAATCTCCTTTTTAGGCTCTTCAGGAGGTGTAAGCTCTCCGACTATATCATCAATGCTTCTAGCATCCTTATCAAACTTAGAGGTCTTCTCTAGCTCTTGTACAGCATCTTTAGGAACCGGATAGTCTTGAGCTTCCTCGCTGGTAATCAATCCACCGATAACATCAGCGAATGCATCACGCAAAGCAAAGCCCCTAGCCCTCATCTGAAGCATACGATCCGGGTATGACTTCCAAGGACCTCTGTTAAGCAAGCCAGCTTTCTGAGCATCACCTAAACAAAAGCTAGAATTAATGACTTCAGTTTCTCCATTAGGTGCAAGCCTGGATACAATGCAAGTGGCTGTTCTATTCATGCCTTCACCGACTATTGATTCTTTCACAGACAAACATCTCTTATCATTTCGGACCATAGCTAGTAAGGCATCACCAAAGATTGACGGCTTACCATTTATGACAGCTATGTTCTGCATTGCCTGGAAAGGTGCAAGCCCAAGTGAAGCCCCGGCAGACACAGCCAAAAAGATATTGGCTGGTTTGTTTTTGTAATTGTCCGGAACCAGGTCAGATTTAGCAAACATCTCAGATATCCTAAGTGCCTGGTCTACATCAGTTGGGATTAAATTTGTTCTCAAATTATTCATTGCTTATCTCCTCGATTGAAAATCTTCTATGTTGTGTAGATGGCTTGGCTGGAATTATCTTTTCCGGCTGTGCCTTACGTTTAACTATTGGATGACTAATTCTGTAGTTACCTATGCTTGCGTATTCAGCATCGAACTCATCAAGGACAAGCTCCAAAGCTTCCTGGCATTTTTCTTTTTGTAACTTCCAGGATTTCTCTTCAGCCTTACATTTATTGTAGTCAGTAATGATCTGAATCACATCATCCTTAGTTTCCAAATGGTCTAATGGAATAGTATCCGGCTTGCCATTATCAATGGGTGGGTATGGCTTGTCATTATCAACACGATCCCAAAAGTCCTCAACCTTTTCCAAAATAATTTTTATCAGCTTTTCGCTTCTCATATATGGATAGAGTTCAAACTTTAATTTAGGACCAAGCTTGGCAATAACTCCCCAGCCATAGCCGGCACACAGCATTTGTGTTTGTAGCTGTATAACCTGGTCGGCTCTTGGTGGTCCATCATCCCAGCCATCAGTCTTTATTTCTAAAGCACCTAAGCCCGATACAGTTATGTCTTCACCTT